GTGGCGTTTTTACTTATGATGGAAGTTCATGGACAATAGATACTGACTTGTTAAATAAGATTAATGCAGGTAGAACAATACACGATAGCCCTAATATAGTAGCAGAAGTTTAAATATTTAGTGGAAAAAAGTCGTAAATCTATAGAAAATTAGTATAATAGTAAGAGAGGGTTGACTTAGGTATAAGGATTATGATATAATTACTTATAGGGAGGTCTACTAATGAAGACATTATATAGTAAATGGACTAAAGAAGAGTATAAGGTTGCAGAAGTAACTTATAAAACACACTTCAAAAGAACTAAGACAGTTGAAGCGAAAATACGGAGATATGAAAAAAGTCATATCCCTTATTTTTTAACTACAAATGCTTTAGAAAATGAGAAGGTGCAATGGACAACTAAAAATTTTACCTATGAAGGTATGGATGAAAGAGTTTTTGATAAAGAAGAAGAACTTTTTATAGATAGTGCAGGTTGGGTAATACAAAAAGGTAAACTTTTAAGATATAATAATGGGAAATCAATCCATATAAAGAATTTACTGCCTGAATTATGGGCAACAAAGAATAGAAAATAGGAGGACATAATATGTCAGAGACTAATGAAGTTAAAGAGATAGATATAACTAATGATCTAGGTTTACTAGAAAAAGAAATAGGGAATATTTCTGAACAACTTAGACAAGTAGATGAGAATAGAATGCAACTAATAACTAAGTTACAACAAATACAGGGAGCGGCTGCTTATTTAAGAGGCAAACAAGACCCAACACCTGAAGAAAATGTAGCAGCAGTATTGGATGAAGAAGAAAAGTCTGAGGAGGAATCAACAGATAATAAATAATAGGAGGGTTAAATGCCATCTACTGTAGAACAATATTTTGACATCGTAGAAGTTTATGATGGTAGTTCATTTACAGATAGGACATTAGAAGCACAGTCACCAGCTGGTACTGCATTTTCCGTATTAGCAGGCACTGATGACTTTTTATATTTAGGAGATGCGTCTAAATTTGATATGGCTTTGTTTGATATAGACACAGCTGGTAGTCTAGGCACGCTTAAATATGAATACTATAATGGTTCTGCATGGAAGGAATTTATACCTTTGTCTGGAACATATCAACATGATCCTGATGATAACGAATATACTGCTTATGGATTTGATGAAGATGGAGCTGAAACATTTCCAGTAAATAGGTTAGGTAATTGGGCTGAAGTAGCTATTGATGGTGAATCAGCTTTTTGGATTAGGATTAGTAGCCCAACTTCTGTATCAACTGCACCCACTATAAAGAGTATTAGAAAACGTGGAGTACAAGCATATTGTACAACAGCAGATGTATTTCAATTATTACAACTAGGAAATGTAATAGGGGGAGATAACTTTACCTCATCTACAACACCTAGTCTAGCTACAGTAGAAAATTTTATTCATGAAGCTCAATCTAAAATAGATTATTACACAAGAAAATCTTGGAGACCTAATATAGTTTATAATGAATATCATGAATTTAATCTTAATGGATTTAAATTAGACAGATTAGATCCATACAAAGTAATAAAAGTTCAAATATGGAATGGTGGAAACTGGGATAGTAAAAGTCCCGGAAGAAAAAGTGATTTCTTCCTAATTCCAAATACAGGAATGGTACAATTTTCTAGATATTTCTTACTTCCTGCAAGATTCACATCTTACAATGCTCCAGTTTGGAGATGGGGAGGTGGAGAATTCACAATGCCTGTTAAGGTAACTTATTTATATGGTCGAGATTTAACAACAGACGGTAGAGATGGACCTCTAATTACAGATGTATGTAAAAAATTAGCAGCTATTGATGTACTTAGAGACGCTGATTTTGGTGGTGTAACAGTGAGTGGTATGGATAGAGTACAATTATCTCAAAAAATTGATGGTTGGACTGCTGAAACACTAGAAATTATGGATTCTCTCCGATCATTTGAGGTATTTTAATGGCTAATGAACCAATGCCAGCTAAAGAATTTACTGATGAATTAAATTCACAATGGAATGCAAGTAATGTTACTGAACCTAATTATATTGTGGTTACAGGGGCAAGCGAACAACTAAGATATGATCTTAATAAAGGAGATTATATTATTGCTGGTCCCGGAAGTCCTGAAATTCAAGAAATTCCTATTGGAAACCATAAATATGGGGATAGAATTTATGCTGTAGATTTAGAATTATATACTAATGATAGTCGTCAAAGACTATATAATTTAATGCAAGAGGTAAGACGAATATGTCATGCTAGACGACATAGTTTAACTAATTTTCAGAGGGTAACCTTTGAGAGTTTTTCTGAAGATATGGACGAAAACGTCAATGTTTGGAGCGGTACTATTGGAATTGAGTTAGAAAATAGCTCTGTTTTGTTGGAAACTTAAGTAATTCTAGTATAATATATATGAGGAGAAAATAATATGGCTATATATAGAAGTGATCAATCACAATTAACATTTGCAGCTGAGGCTGCCCAAGGTGGTGACCCAGAAATGAACTCTGGAACTAGAGTTAGTAGTGGATGGTACGGAGATATTAATGAAACAGACGGTGTTCCTGCAGGAAGTATTAGTTTCGCATTTAATAATGGTAACAATACTTTAAAAGTAGGGGATTTTATTCGTATTGGGGATGTAAATCCTAGTGGAACTGAACAAACTTCTGATGCGGCTGATGGAACAACTAACAGTGAATATGAATTACGAAGAGTAGAACATTTTGGAACAAGTAGTTCATCAGGAACTATTTATTTAGATAGACCAACCGCATTTTTCCATGCTAATGATGATAAACTTGTAGAAGTAGAAGCAACTAGGACTACATGGGAACATACTTATATAAATCGAATTCCGGGAGTATATGAATCAGTATCAGTACCTGATATAGCCCCTACAATTGAGCCTAGATATTATTTAGGTACAGCATCTAAAAGACAAGCAACAGAATTTTATGCTGGACAACAGGCTTATGCAGGATCTATTAGTGGAATGGTTGTATTAGATCCATCTGCTTTGAGATTCCCTATAGGAAAAATGGTATCAACAGCTAGTACAGCTGTGTCAAGTAGTCCTTTTGATTCTACTATTCAAACTGCAGCTAAGAAGGGGGATACGTTTATTAATTTTGCAACCCATAGTAATTTAGCAGACGATGAATATCTTCAAATTTCAGGTGGAACTGGTGATGTAGTAAGCAGTACAACTATTGGTAATGTAACAGGAAATTATGAAATTGTTAGAGTTAGAGATATAATTGGTTCAAGTTCAAGTACTATTGCCCATTTATATACTCCATTAAAGTTTGATCATGCAGCTGGAGAAACAGTAGGTGAAATTGATGAAGCATCTACTGATAATGTATATACTCATATAATTACACCTGAAAATGATTTAGATACAATGACTTGGCATCTTCATATGAAAGATAGTGCAGAGTCAGAGGAAGCCCTAGCTAGTAGTCACCATTTTAATAGACGATATTATGGTGGTATGGTTGACTCAGCATCAATTACAGCCGAAGAAGGTGGATTATTAACAATGGGTTGGGATACTGTAAACTTTATGGGTATGCTACATAACCAAAAGAATCAAGGAACTGTAAGTACTAATGAATATAATGGGGACTCATCTACAGCTGGTATGCCAAAATATGCCATAATGAATGATGTTGAATCAACAGATATAACCTTCCCTTCAAATAATCCATATTATTTCTCACAAGGATCAATTACTTTATTTGGACAAGAAGTTGCAAGAGTTAGAAACTTTAGTATAAGTATATCAAATGCAACAGAACCTAGATATTATATTTCAACTAGATATGGTAGGAATAGAGGACCAAGTGAAATAAGAGAAGGTAGAAAATCTTATACAATGAGTTGCACATTAGCATTACCAGATACAGTTTTATCAAATGCTACTACATATACAGGGACAACAGGAGCTTTAGAAATATTTAAGCAATTGATATTAGAAGGAAACTATGGAGCTGCGGCTGGAATGAATGGATTTGACTTAGAATTAACCTTTACTAGAGGTACTAATGATTATATTAAAATCACTACAAAGAAAACATCTACTCCACTGACCCCAGCCGATTTTGGAGATACTGCAGCAACGACTGGAATAAATAATCAGGGAGCTTTTATAACAAGTGCTCCACATAATGTTACTGGAGATGGTTCTGCAATGCAAGTAGATGTGGATATGGTATTAAGATCTATACAAATAGAAATTAAAGAGCCGTATACTGCCGCAACTACTACAGCAGATTCTATAACCGGAGCAATATATCCATAAAAATTAAATAGCAAAAGTAAAGTAAGGAGAGAATTATGAGTTTCGATTTAGCGAAATATCAGATAGGTAATGAGCCTACTAAAATAACAGTAGAGATACCAGAAACTGGAGACTCATTTGAATTAACAGTAAAGAATTTAAGTTGGAGTAAACAAAATAGACTCCTCTCTAATTCAGTTATTATTTCAAAAGGGGGAGGAACATCTTTTGATGGTGATGCCTATGTAAAGAGTTATCTAAAAGAATATATTATAGAGGCTCCATGGGGTAAAACTACTGAAGCCTTCTTAGTATCGATTGATGAAAGATTAGGTAGAGCATTAGAAACTCTAGTGCCAAAACTTGATGATGAAGAAACAGTAGATACTGCAGAAGTAAAAAAAGAGTAGACGCTTATTTGAAAGGACAAAAGTCTAAGTTAGATGAAAAGTCCATGTTAGATATAGCATATTGGGTGACTATGATTAGACTTGTTCAAATGGGTATACCTTGGGAGGTAGCTATAGATTTAAGTAAACCAGATTTAAATCTAGTAATAGCAACTCTCACTTCTATGTCCGAAGTAAATGGGAATCAACAAACAGAATTAGACTTAGCAACAAATTATAGTGCTATGGCTAAACAATTTGGAGGATAATAATCGTGGTGTTTAAACGAATGGCAAAAGCTTTACCTAGTAGGGCTGGATTAAGTGCAATAGGATCTGCTTATAGAAAAGGCGGAGCTGCATCTGCATCTTATTCAGGCATTGGTACTGCTATGGCTTCTCCGTTTAAAGCCTTAGCTGAAACTGCAAAAGAGATGAAAAGTCCTGCAGGTAAGTTTTGGGGAGCTTTAACTAAAAATAAAAGTATATTAGGAATTAATCTTGGTATTGGTTCACTCTTAAAACAATCTCAGGTATTTACTGGGGCAGTAAGTACAATTATGCAAATCATTGGAGCTATGGTGGATGTTTTAATTGCACCTTGGATTGTTCCTTTATTTATACCATTAGCTAAAAAAATGGTTTCATTTATACCTAAAATTCGAGAATGGTCAGCGGATTTAGCTGAAAAATATGTTCCAAAAATTAAAGCTATATTTGATAATTTAGTTACTGGTGAAGGAACTCTTTGGGAAAGAATAGGAGAATTTATTGGCGAGAGTTGGAATCTAATTTGGGAAGATACCGGACTATCAAAATGGTGGAATGAGCAAACAGGAATTTTAGGAGTATTTACAAAAACATTATCAGCTGCTGGTACAGGATTAGCAAAAGTGTATAATTTCTTTGCGAATATTGGAGAAGGTCCATTTAATAATTATTGGGCTAATATGGCTTGGAACGCAATTTCAGTATCTGCCTCATTTGCTGCTGGTCCAATGTCTAGCAGAGCTGTCAGTCGACTTTTTAACCTTTTAGAAAGTTTAATTGAAGGGGGAGATCCAGCACCTGACTTTCCTCAAATACCAACATCACCTCCAGCCCCAGCTGCATTTCAAGATATATATGAAAAATCTGGTGTAGGACTAGGAGTAAGCTATGATCCATATGGGGGTAATGTATAATGGTATTTAAAGCAGCAGGAGCAGGAATTAGAGGTGTTAAGGGCACATATCAATTTGGAAAAAGAATGCATAAAGAGGTAGGTCGTGCTCATAGAACAGGTGGGAGAGCATCAGCAGCTTATAAAGCAGCCGGAATGCTTGCAAGTGGTCCCGGAAAACTTGTAGCCGAATCTGCTAAAGATGTACTAAAACCGAGTGGTAAATTTTGGTCAATATTATCTAAAAATAAAACTATATTAGGAATAAATGTAGGTGTTGGGGCATTTTTAAAACAATCTCAGGTATTTACTGGAGCTATCAGCTCTATTTTACAAATTGTTGGAGCTATGGTTGACGTATTGATAGCTCCTTGGTTAATACCATTAATTATTCCATTAGCTAAAAAAATGGCATCAGCCATTCCAAAAATTCAAGAATGGTCACAAGCATTAGCAGATAAATATGTTCCAATTATTAAGGATAAACTTAGTGCAATTTGGAATGGTGAAGGAAGCTTTATGGGTAAAATCTGGGATTCTATAAAAGGTGTAATTAATATAGTATGGACAGAAAGTGGTTTACAAAAATGGTGGCAAGAGGCAGAAGGTATAATGGGATTTTTTAGAACCACTGTTGAGGCTACAGTTGGTATATTACGATTTATGGGATTAATTGAAAAACCAGCAGTTCAAATGACTCAGGGAGATATGGATAGAGAGGCATTTGGAGCTAAATATAAAGATGCAGCTTATGAAAGATCTCATCAAGAAGGATTAGCCTTTGAGGGTCGCTGGGCATATTATACTGGGCATATGGAAAGATATGGAAATATGTACGACTCAGGTAAAAATGAATGGTCAGGTACTGATTATGGTGGTTTTGGGACAGGACCCGGATTTGCTAACGTACCCGGAGGAGCTGGTGGAGTAATGGCTCCTGCAAATAGTTTAGCCCAAACGATTCAAAAATCACATACACAAAATTCAGCTGAAGGTATAGAAAAAGTCTTAGAGTGGTTAACAGATCTAGCAGGGATTTTCAGTAATTGGAAACCATGGTAAAATTTAAATAAGGAGATAAATTATGGCAGAAGGAACATTATCAATATTATTAAGAGACGGAACACATGCATCAGCAGCTAAAAGATTAGCTTTAAAATGTGAAAATATAACTGTAAATATTGGACGTACTCCAATCCAAGTACCTATACCTACAAATAGTCCATATCTTATTGATTTAGGTATAGTAAGACCCACTATTTCAGTTAGTGGACTAGTAGATAATATTGGAGGAGATACAAGTAATACCACATCAGTTGTTGGTGGAATGTCAAGTTTTTCATATAATGATGGCTCAAGTAGTCAAACTTATTATATTCCATATAAAAATTTCTTAGAAGAATTTTGCTGTGAAGAAATGTATTCTGATGATAATTTAATTCAAATACAAATAGGTGATACTACAAGACCACTGTATACATCAAGTACAAATTTTTCAACGGGTGGTGCAACTTATCATGTTGCAATACAAAGTGCTAACTTTACTCAGACACCGGGATTAGAAGATAGATGGCAATTTGCAATTCAATTTGTGTCTAAAACTGCAAGTCACATTGACTTTGCGTAGGAGAATTTATGGCTATATCAAATGCAAATAAGAAAATAGAGCTTTATTATTGGATTGGAGATAATTCTAATTACGATCCTGATGATTCAGGTACAACTAGTAGATGGTTAAGAGCCAATACTTCAGAGGGTAAAAATGCTGTTCTATCAGTTGATTATGAACATGCATTAGGTAAACCAGCAACTGCAAAAGTAACATTACAAAATGGTGTACCTAATTTTAAAGCTGGAGATGCAGATAGTTATTCATCTGTTTTTGCAAGTCTACCTGCTGCGGATGATGGAGGTTCAGCAAGTCCTGTATTTACAGATTTTATGCGAGTAAAACTGGTAGATATAAATACTAAACTTGTTATTTTATATGGACGTATATATGATATTAAGAATGAATATAATAACTTTGAAGGAAATACTTGTAAATTAGTAATTAAAGATGAATTAGAAGTATTACGAGGAATTTATTCATCAGAATTACCAGATCAATCATATACTGGTGGATCAACAAAACGATCAACCATGATAAAAACTAATATTTTAGCCAATTCAGCGTGGAATACTCCAGCTGCTGACGCTCTTAAAGTAGATACTTCTGATGGAGATAGATTTGAAGACTCAATATCGGAATATGGAACAACTGGAGTCTTAAAGCTTAAAAAATCTGGTAATAATATATTAAATGAAATTGCAATTATAGCTAGAGCAGATCCAAATGATATTACAAGCGGAGACGATAGAAGAGCGAAATCTTTTGGATATGATTATTATTTAGATGCTAACCAAACTCAAATGGATGTGTCTAGTATTAATAGTGTTATATATGATGTTACAGCTCCAGCAAGTGCTCATTTAAATTATTTTAAACGAGGTAGTCGAACAGCGACTCCAGCAACATATGGATTAACTGTTGAGTTACCAAATGCAGCATTTACCCCTACAGGACAAAAACTTCCAATGCTACAAGATTTTAGTTTTGATAGACCAAAACATGAGGTTTATACAGAAGCTCAAGTTACTGGAATATTTAAAGGTAATATAAAATCAACAAAAACTTTTGAATCGATCATCGTTTCTGGTATGAGCTCTGGACATGAATTTGATTATGAAGGTAAACCATTTTCTACAGGATTTGAAGGTGGTACTCCATCAGCTACTGCAGACTCATTAACATCTGAATACTTAGATGAGTATACTGCAGATGGAAGTAGTAAAGTTCATGATGATATATGTAAAGTACAATGGCAATCAGATACAGGAACTGGAACTAAATATTTATTAATCTCTGATTTAACTAGTGACTTTCCAGAGGGTACAACGCAAGTAATGTTAAAGGGAGCATCATCTGGTAGATCATGTTTATTTACTCCAAGTACAGGAAGATTAAGAAATAAAACAGGAGTCAAAAGAACTTTTAAAACTCAATGGGGTTTAGATGGAGAACCTGCAAGTGCAGCTGGAAGTGGAGCCACTTATGATCGAGCTAGAGAACGATTAGCAACTATTTTATCAAGAGCAGGAGGAACTGGAACTGAAATAATTAGAGGTAGTTTTAGTATACCTCAATATCCTTCTTATTATAAAGATGTTACCCCAACTTCTACATCCTCGACTGTTTGTAATACATCGGTTAATTTAGAAACTTATGGTGTTAAAAAAGGTATGCCAATAGGAATTTTAGATTCTAATAGTAACTTTATGGAATATCATAGCTATGCTTCTGCAACAGCGTCTGGTGCAATAACTGTTGGGGATGCTCCTACGAAAAGTGATCCTACAGCAACACATGGATGGACAGCAAGTACAGCTCAATTTTCAGGTGCTATAACTGCAAGAGCACAGGTTCCAGTACGAGCTGGGGATTTAATAAAAGTCATAAATAAAATAGAGAATATTAATACTGATATGTTAGTAACTAAGGTTAGTTACATGGAAGGACCGGGAGTACAAAATGCAAGAATAGAAGTTGTAGGGGAACAAGCAGCTCTTGCAGGTAGAGTACCAAAAACTACTTCAAATAATATGCCAGAAGAGTTTGGAGCTAGTGGTGAAGTTAATCTAACAGGAAATTATTCTACCACGTTCTCAAAAGATGGTGATAATAGTGTAATTGAATTTACTGCAGCTACCAGAAATACAGTAACTTGGACTGCAGGATTACTAAATTTGGAAGATGGGCAACCTTTAGAAACTAATGTTAATAGCTTTGCTATTGGATCAGGTACTACTGGAACTATGAGTGAATTTAATACTAGCAGTGCTTCTACTAGAGCTGATACAACTTATGTTGTGTATCTAGATCTAGATGTATCTAAAACAGCTTTACAAGTAACTACTCAAACTTTATATGCACAAGTAGATGATTCTAATACAACAATAATAGCATTATGTAAAGCAACAGAAAGTGATTCAGGTGCAGCTTCATTAGGTTTGTCAGAATTTGTAGCTACAAATACTTCATCAACACCATTAGCATTGGGTAGAAGTAACGTAATTACTGGAAGTCAATTCCAAACTGCAATCGCAACAGATGGTACTAATTCAGCTACAGCCAGTTCTTCAGAGGGTAGAATTGTAATTCTAGATGATAAAATAATTATTCATGACGGAGCCAGTACCACCAAACATCTTCAATGGTATAAAGCTGGAACTGAAATTGCTTTTATAGGACATTCAGTAGATTCTGGTACACCCAAGTTTGAGGGTATGTATGTAATAAATTATGATAATACCTCTAGTCCTGAAAGTAGAAATCTAACTTTATGGTCTCAAAATGGTAAAACAGTTCTAAGAGGTGGTTTAGGTGTTGATGTAGTTACTGGAAATCTAAATATTCAACATGCTGCCTCATCTGGTGATGTTCCAAACCTTTCGTTTTCTAACCAAGCTGCAGGCACTCTAAGATGGCGTATAGGAGTAGATGGTGATGATTCAGATAAAATGAAATGGGATTGGCAAGACCTTGTAGGTGATGCAACCAAGATGACATTAGATTCATCAGGTAATCTCTATGTTGGACCTTCAGGAAGCTTCGCTGGATTTTATTCATGGCTAAATGATCAAAATACATACATGGATAATCCAGCAGCTGACCAGCTGAGAATTGTAACTGGTGGAACACAAAATACTCTATTTGAAGCTGGTAATATATATGTTGGACCGGGTGGAGGTTTTAGTGGTGTTTATACATGGCTAAATGACACTAATACATACATAGATAATCCACAAGCCGATACTATAAGATTAATGACTGGTGGAACACAAAATACTCACTTTGAAGCTGGTAATATATATGTTGGAGCTGGTGGAGATTTTGGAGGTGCTTATACATGGATTTATGATCCAAATACATATATATCAAACCCATCAGCAGATAGAATAGCTCTTTATACTGGTGGAACATTAAATGCCACTTTTGAAGCCAATAATATATATATAGGACCGAGTGGAGATTTTGGAGGTGCTTATACATGGTTTTATGATCCAGATACTTCTATACAAAACCCATCAGCTGATCTTATGAGAATTAATGTTGGGGGTGATACACTTGCAGAGTTTAGAGAGTCCGGGGGGTCATATTTTACAGGTATAAATCAAGCTTATAATGGTTCATATAATTTCATAGTTGCCGGAAGTGTTGCTAAAACAACTGCAGGTACAGTATGGACATCAACTTCAGATGATAGATTAAAACAAGATATAGCCTCAATTACTAATGCAACTGATGTCTTAAAAACATTAAATCCTGTTGAATATAACTGGAAAGATGAGTGGAAAGATGCAGAAGCATCTATACCCAATCATAAAGTACATGGATTTTTAGCTAGTGAATACGAAGATACTTTTTCTGATTTCGTAGACACTACAGATATGAAACTAATTAAAAGAACAGATGATAGTTATAGACAATCAAATGAAGTAGAAGAAAATGAAACAATTATCTATGACAATATTAAATTTATAAATACTGACTCATTAGTACCGCATTTAGTTGCGGCAATAAAAGAACTAGATGCTAGAATAGCTAGCTTAGAAGGAGGATAAAATGCCAGACGTAACAGTGTCATTTACAGATGCACAATGGACAAGAGTAGTTGCAGCATCATCTCAAATTAAAGGAATGTTAAATGATGGAACAGATGTGGATGCAGATTATTTAGCCGCTGATTTCAAGAAGAAAATAGAGGCTATCGTTAAAGAATATGAAAGACAACAAGCATCCGTTGATGACTTCTAAATGAAGCTTACTACTAAAGTAATTAAATATAGGACTAGAAATCCTTTGATGTCAACACATCAAATTTCAAGAGAAACTGGAGTTTCATATTCTTGGGTACATGCTATATTAAAGAAAGCAAATCTATCAACAAACCCACCCAAAAGAAATAAGAGTTCTCGTATATGTCCTGAATGTAATGAACTCTTTACATCAAGACGTAAATTTTGTAGTTCTGAGTGTAAATATAATTATCAGCGTCCTGTGTTTGAATGCCATTACTGCCATTCTAAATTTCGTAGATTACGAAAAGATGTGGTTAGATCTATTAAAAAAGGCTCAAAACACATATTTTGTGATATAAAATGTTGGAATAGATATAGGAGAGTAGAGTAATGCCAACTTATGAATATAAATGCAATAATGAAAAATGTTCTGAATACTTCGAGAAAATTCAGAAGTTCACCTCTAAGGCTGTAGCCAAATGCCCTAGCTGTAGTACAAAAGCAACCAGATTAATCAGTGGGGTTGCTGTCCAATTCAAAGGTTCTGGGTGGTATTCAACAGCAAATAGAAGTTCAAAAGAGTCAGATTCCGATTAAAAAGCTTGACTTGGCTACCCCCAATATGATATAATTACTATAGAGGGTATAATTATGTGCCCTTTTGTTAATTTAAAATATAGGAGGAAATATGACATTAGCATATACTAATCGTACAGATCCATTTAATATTTTTGGAGATTTTCTAAATAGAGAATGGTCAGCTTCAAGAGCTACCGTAAAATATCCATTAGATATTGTGGAATCTAAAGATGCATATAAAGTTAAGATTTCGTTACCCGGTGTGGAAAAAGGGAATCTTTCAGTTACTATAGATAAGGACATTCTAGTTATAGAGGCAAAGGATGTAGCAGCTGAAAAAGAAGCAGAGAAAGGTACATATATTTATAAAGGTATTAGAACAGGTTCTTACAAGAGAGAAATCTCTGTAAAAGATTACGGTGTAGACAGTAAGAAAGTTACTTCTGTTTACAAGAATGGTATCCTAACTATAAACATGCCTAAAACTAAGGAGGCAAAACCACAGATTATTTCTGTGGCTATGGATGGATAATGGAGATAAACGATGAATTAATTAGGCAATGGGAACCTAAAATTCATAAAATGCTCCAAACATCGTATGTAATTGGGTATGATCGTGATGATCTTGCTCAAGAACTTAGAATTGCTATTATGAAAGCAGCTAAATCCTTTAACCCAGAGCGAGGTGTAATCTTTCATACCTATTTACATACTACAATGGTTAATACTATTAGAACTTTAATATCAAAAGCACAGAAGAAACCTGTGACTGTTAGTTATGATGAACGCTTTTATGGTGATGATTCCGATATTTTACCTAAGAAACTTGGCGAAGCCTTAACATATGCCGAGGATTGGGAAATATTAGAATTATATGATGAACTAGAGAAGTTTAATCTAACTGATAGAGAGAAAAGATTTATAGAATTAAGATTAGAAGGTTGGACCATGGATGAAATTTCCAATGATTTAGAGAAATCTGCCTATAGAATTAGACAAAATTTAAGAATAAAAGTAGAGAATATTTTTTATGGTAAAGAAACAGAAAAGGATTGATCAATATAATTCTAAAGATTTATTTGAAGATTTTAAGACCCTATATGCTCGTAAACATAAGAAAGAATATGAGCCCAAGAACTTTATTGGGAATGAGCTAAAGTCTTTAAAAATTTTATTAGATAAATACTCAGCCTATGAAATATTATCGGCTATTTATAACTGTATTTCAAAGAATACGGACAATATCTCTGTGAATTATTTCGCAGGGGGTGTTAAATACTACTTAACTGACCATGATCCTAAGTTGTATTGGTCAGTTATGTCCTCTCCAGATCCTATGATTAAAAAGAAATGGAGACTTTTTACTATTCTAAACTCAAAATGGTTACCTACTGCCACAGATAAGAAGAGGCTTGAAGCTCTTGAACAAGAATTGCAGGAGGTTTTATCTAAATGAGATCTAAAAGAAAAGGGGGGTTGACACAGACTACCCAAAAAGTGTATAATAGTAATATAGATAATAAATATAATAGTAAATATAGAGTTATTAGTATACATAATATAACAAAACATATAATGATTATTGGAGTATATGATTGTTTAGAAGCAGCTAAGTTAATAGCAGAAGATATGTCTAAACAAGACGATTTAAAATGTTATGTACATAGTGACGACAACAGAGTTTTACATATAGCAGGGGAGTAATATGGAAAGTTATGAATATATAGAGTCTGGGATTGTACTAAATCTAGACAGTAAGGAATCTTTACGAAAGTTTAAACATTCTTCTAAGGATTTTGCTAAACATGGAGACGCATTAAAATTCATCAATAAACATTTTGATGATTATGGAAGCTTTCCATCAACTGATACCTTAGTTGAGAATTTTCCTACAATTGACACTACTGCAAATAGTTTAAATTTAGATTATGCAATTGACTCTTTTAAAAGTCAAGTCTTATTTAGAAATATTGTTTCTTCATTTCAGTCAAATAAAGATTTATTAAAAGAAGATCCTAAGAAAGCTCTCTCATATATTCAATCTAACTTAAATGATATAGAAGTTGTTTACGATGAAGATGTAATTTCATATGATTCAGCAGCAGATGGAAGATTTGATGCATGGCAGGCTAGAAGTAAGAAACGAAAGATGGGGGAAGGTATGATGGGTATACCAACACCTTTCAAGTCTTTGAATAAAACAGGTGTAGGATGGATGCCGGGAGAATTAATTGCAATGTTTGCTAGACCAACTGTTGGTAAAACATGGATGTGTATTCAAGTAGCAGCAACTGCAATGATGAATGGACATAAAACACTTATGATTTCTACAGAAATGCCTGTAGATGCTATTAGCTTAAGAGCAGATGTTGTCTTAGCTAATATGATGGGATACAAATTCTCTCATTCAGCTCTTAGAACAGGTAAACCCATAGATGAAGATAAGTATAAAGAATTTTTACAGAAATTAAATGGACGACCATTATTAATATGTGATCATATTCAAGGAGAAAGCAGTATATCATTAGAAAGTATTGCTGCATTAATAAGAAAACACAATCCAGACTTAGTTGTTTTGGATGGAATTTATTTAGTATCATCGGGAGATGGTAGAAAAGCAATGTGGGAACAGTCCCATTCATTGTTTTATGGTATGAAGACTCTTGCTCTTAGTACTAATACTCCTGTATTCGTTTCTACACAAGCTACTAGGGAAGCTGCAAATATGTTTGAGCCACCTAGAGCAGATCAAGTTGCATTTGGGGATGCTTTAATTCGTTCTTCAGATGTTGCAATGGCAATGTGTAGAGTTGAGAATGAGGAAGATAAGAGATTAGTTCAATACCAAAAATACAGAGATGGAGTCCTTGCATCTGATGTTTCTATTATGGATTGGGATGTGGATAGAGGGCGTATAGAAGAAACAGATGAGGATATCTGGAGCAACGATAGCTTTTAAGGAGGCAATATGAAAGTTCTAGGAATGATTATGAAATATTACTCTCTCTTTAATAAGTACTCAGACGTAATACCTGAATTGGTTAAGCTTGTAGATACTGCAGTAAAAGCAGTTGAAGACAAAAAGATCAGTAAGGCAGAACAGAGTGCTTTGATGAAAGAGTATTGGAACGTAATTAACAAAATAAAAGAGGCAAAATAATGATAGATTGGGCACAAGTGCTATTAGATACAGGAATTGATGTACCTGAAGACTATGATGAGTTTTCAATAAGATGTCCATTCCATGATGATGGTGTCGCTTCATGCTCAATCAATATCGAAAAAGGGTTGTGGATATGCTTCGCAGGGTGTGGTCAAGGAAGTCTAAAGAATTTTCTTAGAAAATATCTAGATTGTAATGGAGTAGAGCTAGAAAAATTATTAGTTGATAGTCAAATGGATTTTTCCATTAACTTCTTTGATGATTTAGTAGCTACTATTGAAGAACGAGAAGAGTTTTTTATGAAAGCAGATACATCAAAACATCCAAGTTGGATATTTGATAGAGGTTTCTCTGAAGAAACCCTGAAAGAGTGGGGTTGTGGAACAACAGAATACAATGATTTAGTAATTCCAATTCATGACTTGGAGTCAAATCTAGTTGGATCAGTAACAAGAAGGGTAAATGCTACCCCAAAGTACATGTATTCAAAAGGATTAAAGAAATCACAGGTCATATTTGGAGCACATAAGTTAACTGAACCTAAAAAATACGTCTGTATTACAGAGGGGTCACTTGATACAATGTGGTTAAATCAAAAGGGTTATCCAAGTGTAGCTATTCTAGGAGCAACTATGTCTAGAGCACAATTGGATATTCTGCGATCATTAAGAACAGAAGAATATATCTTATGTTTCGATAATGATGAGGCAGGACAAAGGGCGATATCGAAAGCAATGCTTGACATATCAACCAGCTTTATGGTATCATATATAAAGATGCCGAAAAAATATAAGGACGTACAAGATGTACGTTCCGAGGCATTACTCAAAGAAGTAATAGCAAAACGACATTATTGGTAAAGGAGGATTTACTATGTCAGGAATAGCAAAAATTTTGCAAAAGAGAGAAGCCATATTAAATCCATCAGATAATCAATCTTTTGGTAAAGAGATTTGGTTTAAAGATGGAGATCAAGCATTTCTTACTCCAGTGGCTTCAGGAGAAGAAGGGGATGCTTTATTAGATGAAATCTATCTGTATACATACAGATCAGGTAATAGGTGGATTAACCTATTATCAGACGATTCAGTCGACTCAAGTGCTGTACCATCTGATTCTAGACCATCACATAAGTTTGCCTTTTGGGCATACGTTCACGAAATTATCCACACTGAAAAGAAAATGGATGATTGGGAAGAAGTTGAAGGTCCAGCTGGCAAGAAGATGTACAAACAAGTCGTAGATGACTTTAAAGTTGTACCTCTAGGGTTTGGAAGAAGTGATTACGTTTGGAACCAGATTGTAGACATCTACAATGATTGGGGAAATCTAAATAAAGGTGTAATTAGGATCAAGAGAACAGGTGCAGGAATGTATGATACTTCATATACTATTGCAGCAACTACTAGATCATCAGACATACCTGAAGACAAACAGCCTGAAATCAGTGACTTACCATCTATCAAAGACTATTACATGGATAGATATGGTAACACACCTGAAACTGAAGACACAAATAACTCATTTAGTACTGATGATACAGAGGATGATTTATTTTAAATGCTAGTAAGAGATCAAAATACATTTAACAAGGTTCTACCTACACTTAACAATCATACTGTGGTAGTGGATGTAGAGACAAATGGTTTTGATTCTTATGGTATAAATCAAATTTGTGGAATCGGAGTCGGATTTGTAGACAACTTAGACTCGTACTACTTCCCTTTCCGACATCAACAAGTAGGAAATAACCTTCCTAGCGAGTGTTTAGATACCCTCATCGAGTGGTTAAATCAATCCAAGCACCTTGTTGGTTACAACATCAAGTTCGATCTTCGATTCCTTGAAAAAGAAGGACTATTAGTTGAAGACAAGACTTTAATTGATGTACTCACGATGGTTCGTTTGACTGAACCATCCACAGTTAAAGACTTGGATCTCACTAATACGATAAAAAGAAGCTATGGGGAAAGTCATGCAAGCTATGATTTAGAGACAAAAAAAGTTTTACGCTCTAATAAATGGAATAAGGATTTTTCCCTAGCTCCTATAGAAGTTTTAGGACCATATTGTGAAAAAGATGTGCTCTATACTGCAAAACTTTTTAATGATAGATTAGAAGTCATTAAAAAATCTAAACAGTTAGACGTATTTAAATCTCAAATGGAATTGACTAAAGTTCTGTATGTTATGGAAGGGCATGGAATTAAAATAGATAACAACTATGTGCATGAAACTATGCTCAAACTAGAGAAACGTAAGGATGAGATTAAAAAAAGAGTTTTAGATCTTGCAGGGAAGGAATTTAATCTTAATAGTACACAACAACTAGGGGAAGTACTTAATGAAAGAGGTATAAAATCTCCTGAGAAGACTGCAAAAGGACAACAGTCATGGAATGAAGCTGCGTTAGTACAAATAAATGATCCGATTGCTGGATATGTACGTCAATATAGAGCTTTAGAGAAATTGAGGTCTACATATTTAGAGCCTTTCTCGGTAAAGAACGAATTACATACAACTTTTTGTAATTGGGGTACTTTAACAGGAAGACTATCATCTAGGAATCCAAATTTGCAGAACATTCCTCGAAACCATTTCAATCTAATGGATAAAAAGTTAACTGAGGAAGATAAGAAAGAATTGAAAAGTAGAATTAATGCTACATTAGCTGCCAAAGGGCAAACAAGTAGAGTTGAAGGATTAAGTGATGAGGTTTTAAATACTTGGACGTTTGTTGGAGACGAATCTTTTGATAAATCACAAGAAGGGCAGATAGCAATTAGGAATTTATTTGTACCAAGAGATGATTATAAGTTAGTTTCGTTTGATTATTCTCAAATGGAAGTAAGAGTATTCTTAAGCTATCTTCAAAATGAAGAAGTTAATCAAATGTTGACTAAATCAAATGTAGATTTTCATGGGGAAGCAGCAAAATTAGCATTTAATGTAACTGAAGATGATGAAACATTTAAAATGTTTAGGCAAACTGCTAAGAGTATTACATTTGGAACTATATATGGTATAGGAAATCAAAAGTTAGGTATTCAATTAGGTGTTCCAGCTCAAGAAGCTGCCGCTTATAAGAAAAGATACTTTGATGGTATTAAGGGTTCAAGAGAATTTTTTAATGCAGTAGTGAGGAAAGTAGAATTATTAGGACAAATAAAGAATAAATATGGTAGGGTTTATCAAATTCCTAAGAATTTAGGATACAAAGGGATAAACTATCTTGTACAAGGCACAAGTGCCGACATTCTTAATGAAAGAATGATACAAGTACATAAATTATTAGAAAACTTTAAGAGTAATTTACTTTTACAAGTGCATGATGAAATAATATGTGAGATACATAAGGATGAAATGGAGACATTGCCAAACTTAATTAGGGATGTTTTAGTAGAGAATACTTTACGCATACCTTTAGAAGTTGATATAGAAATATGCGAACCATCATGGGCAGTAAAAAAAGATTATTTTAAAAAAGAAGAGT